CAACTCTTTCGACGTGTGGATGGGGTTATGAAGCGGATTTCTTACCTTAACCAAAGATTTATCTTTGGGAAGGGTCAGTTCCGAAAGGCTTCCAGTGACACTGATGTCTCAATTCCTACACAACTCTCTCGAGGTGTGAATGAAATGTGCAATCTTGTTCCCTGGACGTCCTGTACCATCCCTATGGTGATGAAAAGGTTTTCCGGTCAGTGGTTTGGAGATTTTCTCCGTTCCCCTAACTGGTACCTTCCCGTTCACCTTGGGGGCCTAGGTTTTGATCCCAGGTTTGGTCCTTCATATACCATTTCCCATCAACAGCGCGTCGTTGCCTCAATGTTCGTCCATAACCCCGCAATGGTTTTGTACCGCCTTAAAGGCGTCTCAATTCCTACTGCGAAGTATTATGGTGCCTTGGCAAGACCACGGATGGTGCCCTCAGGAATTTATGTTCCCGAGGAGCATGAGGAGGAATCTCTGGATGACCCCTGGCTAGCTAGGCTTGCTTATGCAAGCCGGGCCCACCAAGGGGCTGTCAAGCTCTCGGATAAGGTTTTCCTTTCCAAGTTCAAAAGGGACCACCGCCTCAAGCCGATGAGGCTCGATACGATCGAGCGTTATCGTACTGTCCGTTTCTTTCATACTAAGCTGCCTCCGTGTCCGAGACTGAATGTCCTGAAGTAGCTGCCTTGCCTTCTCTTGGCGAATGTCATGAATCTAGTCCGAAAAGACTATAAACTACATGGCGTTCATGTCGGTAATAGCCCAAAATCAGTGTCATCGAGATGATGACTTAATAATTCTGTGCTAACCAAAAAGCCAAGAGACTGCACGGCGCTCCCCTCCTCTCCAAGTTAACAGAGAGTCAGGGTTCTTCATGGATGGACAGTCCCCGTACCACCCGGGCATGCCATACTGGTGTTCAAAGTGTTATTCTCACACTACCTCAGTACTTAAGATGGCCGCGTCGTCGAATTCGACAACAGCTGCCATGACCCAGAAACAGTTGATGAAGTTGCAAAATAGATTGAAGAATGAAGCAGCAGCACTTGCAAAGCTGCGCTTGAAGACGGAGAACCTATCCAAGGCTCCCGTAGGAACTGGCCTTTCGAAAGGCCAGCGAAGGAGGGCAAACGCTCAAAAGAAGATGTCAGGGGGAAGTGGTGCGGGGAGCTCAATGATGGGCTCACCCTCCTCTTCGAAGCCCGGCTTTGCGTCTCAAGTCATCAGAAATGATGAGTTGATTGCAAATGTCCGAGGCTCGGATAGTTTTCGGACGACCGGATTCTTTGTGAATCCCGGTCTGCCGACCACATTCCCTTGGCTTTCCTCAATTGCGAAGCAGTATGAAAAGTACCGCTTCCGGACTCTGCAGTTTTATTACAAAAAAGCAGTCTCCGGCTTTGCCACTGCAGGACAAACTGGGAAGGTCATGTTGTCTCTCGACTATGACGCCTTGGATCCTCCACCCGCCAATAAAGTGCAGGTGATGGATACATGGCCTCATGTCGATAACATGCCTTGTGAGACCTTTGGTTTGAGCCTTTCTTTAACAGAAATGTTCAACAATGGACCGAAGTTCGTCAGGACTGGAAACCCACCTGTGGGGGCAGACATCAAGACTTACGACGGTGGTCTCCTCTCAGTGTCCACTGAAGGAATTGGGGGTGTCGACGCGATTGTCGGTGAGCTGCATGTGTTGTATGAGGTTGAGTTACAGGTTCCAGTCCTTGAGACTGTTCAAGTCGCTCCCACTAATTTCAACATTTCGCAGTACACTGGCAGTCCCGCTGGACTCGTTGACGGGGTCTCACAGAAGCTTTCAGTCGATCGCTTTGCCCAGAACGGAAACGCTCTTGGCTTAGCTGAAATGACTGTAACTGAGCTGTCAGACCGCGGAAAACTCGCAGGTGCAGTAACTGATTTCCTCCTCCCGGAGGGCAACTTTCTCATCCGGTGGAACTGCCTATTTCAGGCAGAAGACACCAGTGGGATCTCAAGTTGCACAATCAGCTGCAACCTGCTCAACGAGGTCACTCCCTCCAGCTACGCCGTCGGTTCCGACGGTGGCATGGCTGGGAACGGGGGTGTCGCAGCGATCATGATCTGTGGAGAGCGGTTCATTGCCAGTGATGGCAAAGCCTCGTTCTCCCTTTCTGCGGTCGCTACTGACGACGCCCCTCCCCTCACAGTTTCCTGTACGCCCTTCCTTACCATCCAGCGCTGCTAATCAAGCAGCTCTGCTTCCTTCTTCAATCTTTCTTGCAACCAACTTCCCAATATCAACGACCTGTACGACTAGAACTAACGAGTCTGCATAGGCGCAATCGCGTAGGAAACTCAATAGTAAGCACCTACTTTCTGAAGAGAGAACTTAGAGTCCCGATGGCTGACCCAGTCAGAGCCAGCCGGATAAAGAGCTGTGGATAAATCCATAAGAGAGGTTCAACCTCTCCCTCAGCACCTTCCCGTGAAACGG